AATCCTGCGGGCCGCTGTCGGTGCCGACCTCTAGGCTGATGCGTGACAGGGGGAAGAGTCTCTACTGGTCACGTAGGGGGAATGGCGATGCCTGGCACGTGGGTTGGACCGCGACAGCTGTTCAATAAGTGGCTCGCCCGACCGGCTGCTGACTGGCTGATTATGGCTATCCTCGGGGGGACACATCTCGCTTGGGTTCAGTGGACCGGCACCGGCGACATCCTGGGCAAGCCCGAGCGGGATCAGCGCCTAGAGGTCTATACGACGGGCGCTACCGTCGTCGCGATCACCGGAAGTTTCATCACAGCTGCCATCGCGCAGTACGCTTCCGCTTCCGGACGACGCATGAGGGTGCTTCGTACCACGGGGCACCTGGGCTCCCAGTTCCGCCGCAACTGGGTCAGCGTTCTGTCGGCGACGTTGCTCATCGCTGGCACTTGTCTGCTGGCGACGGTGCTCGACACCACGAGCAGAGATCCGGGTGGAGTGCACTGGCTGGTGGAAGGTGCCCTCACGCTCGGCTTCGTGCGTTCGTACCGGCTGCTGTGGTTGTTCAACTCGGTGATCCTGGCATCCGACCGTGACCTTGCAGACCCAGCGCCCGATCCCCAACAGCTGCACGTCTGAGTCTGCTCGAATCAGAAACCTTGGCCCCACATGCCGCGGATGCGCATTCGGTGACAGAGTGAAGAACGTGACTGCCGATGAGTTCATTAGCGCCCTGACGAAGCTGCGTCGTGCGCAGATCGGCAACGGCCGAGCCCCTCACAAACCGCTGCTCCTGTTGTGGTTGCTCGGACGGTACACCGCTTCCGGCAGCACGACGGTTACATACGACGAGGCCGAAGAGTCGGTCAGCCGCCTGATCAACGACTTCGGGCCTGCGGTACTGAGCCGGTCAAGGGCGCGGGAGCGGGCCGCGATGCCGTTCGTGCACCTGGAGCGGGATCTGTGGGACCTGCGGGGCAACGACGGCGAGCCCATCGGGTCAGATGCCCCCGAGCGTGGGAGCTGGCTCCGCAAACAAGGGGCCCACGGTCGGCTCCACCCGCGTATCGAACACCTACTGGCCGACCCCGCCACCCTCGCAAGCGCAGCCCGCCTTCTACTCGACCAACACTTCACTTCCGCTCTCGAAGGACCCATCTGCGCGGCTGTCGGTCTCGATCTGACCGCCGTCGAGGACGCGGTGTACCAGTTGGTCACGAAGAAGAAGCGGGCACGCCGAGACGGCTTCGCCGAGGAAGTTCTGCAGGCGTATGCCTTCGCCTGCGCGATGTGCGGGTACGACGGCGCGCTGGGCCGTAACCCGGTCGGGCTCGAAGCCGCCCATGTCCGTTGGCACAGCCAGGACGGGCCGGACGAGGTGGACAACGGGCTGGCACTGTGCGCGCTCCACCACGCGCTCTTCGACCTCGGAGTACTCGGTCTGACGGCCAACCTGGACATCCAGGTGTCTCAGCTGTACGTAGCCCGCAGTCCGGCCGGGCAGGCCATAGACACCCTCCACGGCCGCCCTCTCGCCACACCCCGGCCCGGACAACCAGCCGTCTCCGTGGACTTCGTCATCTGGCACGGTCTCCAGGTCTTCAAGCGGACCAGCACTCAGACCGCCGCGTAGATCATCGAGCTCGTCGTCGCTGTAGAGGAACCGGGGCGAGGTAGTCGGCTTCCGCTGAGCCGTCCCCTTCGATGGCCGCAATCTGGCGCTCGAGTGCCTTGACGTTCTCCGCAGTGTTGACGGTGGCAACGCCTTGGACTGTGACGGCCAGAGGGTCGGAGATCAGTGCCGCTTTGCGCTCACGGAGGACCTCGGTGGCCACGGCCTGGAGTGAGCCGAGGCGCTGGTAGCGGATGTCCAGCTCAGCGCGGTCGGCTTCGCCCAGTTCGGAGCGGAGGTAGGCGTATTCGGCGTCGGTGAGCGTCACGGTGTCTCGGCCTTGGTGCGGCGGGGCTGACGGGGCGGTTCCGGGGACCAGGCGTCGGGGTGGGTGATCTGGTCTGCGATCGCTGGGTTAGTGATCTCCGTGCCCGGCTGGAGGAGCAGGGTCTCATGCGTTGCCGGGTCGGTGACGAAGACCGCCGCGGCGAGGGTGCGGGCCGCGGGCATCAGAGGACCTTCGCGGTGATGTGGATGTCCGGGACGTACAGGATGGGCATGGCGACCGCAGCGCCCTTCGTCCAGACCTGGACCGGATCGTCCTGAGAGCCCTGGGTGATGACGATGCCGGGGGCGTCCTCGCGGGTGATCGCCGGGTTGGTGCCGGAGGACAGGACCAGGGACTCGGCGGTGATGCCGTATTGGGTCTCCGCCCATGACTGCGGGTTCGGCGGGAGGAGGATCCAGCGGTCCTCGGGGATGACGCGCTGGTAGGTGTCGTCGACGGAGATCTGGACGTCGTAGACGGTGATCGGCGGGAGGTTGTAGCGGGCGCGGACGACCTCGACTTCGTTCGGGGCGAGGACCGCGGTGGGGGTGGTGGAGCCGTTGACGCTGCCGTAGTACGCCGCCCGGTAGGCGTTGTTCGCGGCGAGGGTGGCACGGGCCTTGTACGAGGTGATGACGCGGGTAGGGAGCGGTGCGCCGACGGAGCGGAGGTATTCGATCCATCGGAGTTCGTCGGCGAGGGGATCGCTGGCCGGGTCGGACCAGGGCTTGGCAGCCGTGGGCATGTTGGCGGCGGGGACTCCGAAGTCGGCTTCCAGGTGGAGGCCGTTCTCGCCATTGAGGGTGAAGATCCCGTCGGTGAGAAGGTCGCCGGCGGCCAGTTCCATGCGGTTGTGGATCGACTCGACGTGACGCTCGATGTCGTCGTAGAGCAGCTCGACGAACTCCGTGGCGTCGGCGCCGCGGGAGGTGTCGAGGAGGATCTGTTCGAGTTCGCCGATCAGCAGCTTCTGGCCGAGCGGCGGGAGCATGCCCTCGGTGATGATCTTCTCGGCCTGGCGGCGGGCTACGGCGGTCTGGGCGTCGTACGCGCGGAACTTCGCGGCGTTGACGCGGCGCTTGCTGCTCTTGATGCGGAACTTGACGGAGTTCAGGCGGCGTTCGGGCATGACCGTGCGGGTCAGCTCGTAGTCGGCCGGGGTGGTCATGGTGCGGGCGAAGGCGTTGATGTCGGCGGCGTCGATGTCGCGCAGCAGGGTGTCGAGCATGGTCGGTGCGGCTCCTCAGATGAAGTGGATCTGCGCGGTCGACTGGGCGATGTCCGCCGGGTTGAGGCCGCCGGGGATGTGGGCTGCCGCGATGACGCCGTGCCACAGCAGGGCCGCCCCGGCGCGAGTGCTGGTCGGGGCGAAGGGGACCTCGGCGAGCAGGACGCCGGTGAAGGTGGCGCGGCCGTCGGTGGCGGCTTTGTCCCACGGTCCGTAGAGGCCGGTGGCGGTAACCCGGCCGAGCGGGATGCCGGCGAGGAAGGTGTTGCGCGGCTGGAGGAGGCTGCTGGGCCTGTAGTGCGTGCCGCTGGTGAACAGGGCGATGTCGAGGGTGACGGTGAGCGGGGTGTCGAGTCCGTGCCGGGAGGCCAGCCAGGGGCGGTCGGCGGTGGTGGACTCGGAGTAGGTGATCGGCTGGAGATCCACGCCGGGTTCCTTCGGGCAGGCCGGGTGAGCGGCGAGTCCGTACGGTCACCGGGCGGTGCCGTCGTCCGCGGTCAGCTGATGGGGCGCGGTCCCCGTGGGGCGCCGTCAGGTGTTGCTGAGGTGGCCTCGGCGGCGGGCGATGTCCAGGCCCAGCGAGCCGGGGCGTGACGGGGTTCCGCCGGAGCGCGGCGGGATGCCGCCGGAGGGGCTGCCCGAGGGCGGGGGTAGCGGAGGTGTCAGGGGCTGCTGCTGGCCGAAGAGTTCGGGGCGGCGCTGCTTCAGGTCCTCGGCGGCCTGGGTGAGGGCGGCGGTGTCGGCGTCGGGGTCTGCGGCTCGGCCGAGCAGGAGGACGGCGTCGTCCAGGTCGTTGCCGGTGGCACCAAGGCCGACGAGGAGTGCCCGGCGGGCGGCGTCCCGTTCACGGGCCGCGGCAGCCGACTCGCGCTGCTCAGCCTGCCGTTCGCGTTCGATGGCCGTCTGCTCGCGGCGCTCGACCTCGGACAGCTGGGCCTGTTCGGCGTCCTTGCGCTCCTGTTCGGTCTGGCGCTGGGAGTCGATGAAGTCGGTCAGGGACCTCGCGGAATCGAAGCCGAGGTTGCCGAGGAGGTCGCGTACGCCCGCACGGCGGCCCTGGTCCTTCTCCCGGGCGAAGCGGCGGGACAACTCCTCCTGGGGGATGGTCACCGTCGCGTTTCCGACGTCACCCGTCGGGGCCGGATCGCCCGTCGTCGGGTCACCGGAATCGTCGGAGGAGGCGCCGAGGATCGGCAGGATCGGGCGGCCGTTACGGCGGAACCCGAGCGGTGCGAGCGGCAGTGGTGGCCGCATGGTGGAGTTGGGGTGCATGGTCATCGGCGGGCTCCTCGCCCAGACGCCCCCGCGTCGGCGCGCAGTCTAACCAGACCCGTCCCGTTCCTGCCCCCACGTACCAGCGGGAGACCCCCGGATCTACGCTGCCTCGTCATCCACCTCCTCGTCTTCATCCCGGCCCCCTTTGGCCGCAGTTGGCGTACGACCCTGAATACGTGCCACCTCGAGCGCTGCGTCATCGATGGGGAAACCCGCGTCGACAAGCATCCGTACACCCGTCTCCAGCGACAGCACACCGGCCGCGACGCCCTTGGTCACCAGGTTGAGGATGCCCGCCCGGTCAGTGGGCAAGTAGGAGCCGAGAGCGATGGACGCCTGCGGCTGCTGGCCTGAGGGGAGCACCCCGCCGGCCTGATACAGGCGCAGCACCATCTTCAACAGCAGCGGATACTTCGCCGCACGGGCCAGCCGCATGGAGCGGACCATGGCGTCCAGCGGGCCGAAGCTGAGCTGGATCGCGTACCCGGAGGGGGCCTGGGAGACATCCATTGTGCCCAGGACACTGGCCGGCAGGCGGGTCACGACTGACAGGCGATCGCGCAATGTCTCGACGTACGAGCGGAGTTCGGCGAGCTGGGTGGACGTGTCCACGGTGGTGAGCTGGCCGCTGTCGCCGAGGGGCCAGACCATGCCCGGCTCGACCTGCACGGGCAGGGGCTGGCCGGACTTGCGGTCTACGGGCAGGCGGGCGCCGGAAAGGCCGATGATCGGGGAGCCGGTGGTCGCAGAGGCGCGCTGGCTGTCGGTGTCAGCCGCGCCGAGGTCGTCGATGAGTTGGGCGGCCTTCATCAGACTGGACTGGCCGAAGTGTTCGGCGCCGTTGATCGTGTTCGGCACGTGGATGATCGGGATGAAGTCCAGCTGTAGATCGAGGTGGTCGAGGACATCTCCGTCCGCGTTCGTGCGAAACCGGGCCCTCTTCAGCGACAGGGAATCGACGTCGCCGGTCCGGTCCACCTGGTCCAAGTCCCACTCGGCGTCGGTCAGGTAGCAGGTGAGTGCGCTGGGCTGCGCCGACCAGGAGTACACACGAGTTGCCGTCTCCTCCTCGCCGAACGCGCCGAGTTCGTAGGTGACGCGGCGCAGCGTGCCCTTGCTCCCTGTCGCCGGATCGGCAGGGGTCTCCCAGGCGAGGTGGATTCGAGCCGGGTACTCGTCGGCATCGATCCCGCCGTCCGGCAGTACGGGGAAGTAGAAGCCGGGGTCGATGGTCTTGAGTACCGGTCGACCCTTCTCCCGCGACCAGGCCACGAGGTACACGGAGTCCCCGAGTAGCACCGCGTTGCGCTCCGCGTACTGCATCCGCATCCACAGGTGTTCGGAGTCCGCCCAGTCCCGCAGTAGCGTTTCCGCATCCTGCGCTGCCTGATCGGCTTCTTCCGCTCCTGCGACGACGATCTGCTGCGTCTCACCGAGCAGGTGTGTCAGCGTCTGGTCGACGATGAGCGCCGGGTCCCCGTACTCGCGCCGGTCCGCTCCGTCCTCGCCGAGCAGCGCGGCCGCCTGGTTCGTG